AGAAGGATCAACACTCTTGTCAAAGTTTCTCCATAATTCTACTACAGGAACTGTACCATCAGCTTTCATACCACCTTTCATCATTAAGTCAGCTCTAGAGCTTACAGAATAGTGAACGTGAGCTTCAGCACCACCTACGTAGTTGTAGAATTCACGGAAACCTGCGTTAACGTTACCGATGTCAGAGAATCTTTCACCGTACTCACCACGTGCAGAACCTTTACGGAAAACTTTAGTACCAACTTTTAAATACTTGTTATCCAAGTACTTAGCATTGTCGTTGTTTACTAACTGTACAGTGTAGATGAAACCGTCACCAGCTGGGATGATATCGTCAGCAGTGATGTACATTTCAACACCATTGTACTTGTCATAAGTGATGATATCACCATGACCAAAAGAACGCTTATTCAATTTGATTTTAAAAGACTGACCATCAATACCTTTAGTGGCATTAGCTGATTCAATGTCTTCTGTAATGTAAGGAAGATCCTGCGTTACTGGAATCTGCCATTTGTACTCACCACGAGCATTATCTACAGAGATAACGTTCTTACCACCGAAGCTAGACATCTGGTACAAAGGCATTTCTACTTTTTGTGCCATAGCCCATAAGTCTACAGGACCTAAGTCTGTAGGCTCAGCTGACTTCAGTAAGTTTGAAAGGTGATACGAGTCTACGTGTGAACTTGTCTGATAAGTGGTATCACGTAGAAATATACCATTATTCAAAACTGGAGTTGCCATAAGGCTTTTTAATTTTAAGGGTTAGAAATTATAAGAATTATCTTTTAAATATATTTGTAGGTCTTACTAACTTTCTAGATCTAGGCTCTTCATCTTCTTGATGAGTACTACTATTCTTTCTAGATTGTTCAGTCTTTAGAGTACGAACTGTTTGTTCAACAGCTTGATTCTTACCTTGTTTGACTAAATTCTGACGATATGTTTCAGGGTCAGAAAGTAACCAAAGTGCTTCTGCTATTAAAGGATAGTTTGGTTCTACAAACTGATACTTCTCTAACAAGTGTCCTAACTGATTAGTAGGTCTTCCACTAATAGAAGGATATTGTGGCTGCACTAAACCACTATATAATTGAGCTTGTGTCTTCTTATCTAACTTAAGACCATTAATTTCTGCCGGTCTTAAAGCTTCAAACACATTTTTCATATAAGCTTCAGCAGCTTGCTCTTGTTGTACTTTTCTAGCTTCTTGCTCAGCAATCTGAGATTGAACAATCTCTTCTTGCATCTGATCCAACTTAGGTTTATACTGCTTAGCTTTTTTCTCTAAGGTTCCTAAATCTTTAATAGTAGATAATTCATCTTCAATATCTTCAGAAGATTCTCCTCTTGCTTGTAAATATTGACGAACAATCTGCTCTTGATCAGTTTCTTTAGCAGGATCTAATTCACGAACTTGTTCTACTGCTGATAATGCTTGGAACATTCCTTTTAAGTCTGTACCACCATCCATTACATATTTAGCAGCATACTGAAGTTCTTCTGGTAATGACTCAAAAAACTCTTGTGGAGTTTTAGCAGCCACCTCAGACTTTAAATTGTCCATGTTAGCTTGCCATAACTCATCTATATCTTTTTCTGAGAGTGTACCTAAGTACTCTCCAAGATCTTGTTTTTCTTCATCATAGTCATCAAAGGCAAACATTTCCTTTGACTCTATACGTTTTTTAAGAAACTCTACTAAACCAGACTTTTCTGTTTTAGGACGTCCTCCTTTAGACTTACCATCTTGATCCTCCTCATCATCAGGATTTCCATCTAGACTGTCTATAAGGTCTTTAGTTTCTTCTTTAGTAACTTTAGGTAAGACATTACCGTCTTTATCCTTATGTTCTTCAGTATCTTCAATTTCTTTATCTAAGAAACTAAGATCTGGTTTGCCCTGACTAAAGATGTTAGGTTTAATCTCAGTAGCTTCACCAGTAGGATTACCACTTGTAGGGGTAACTATACTGTCTGCTCCTGGAGCTCCTAACCAGCTATCAATGTCAAGGTCTACTTGTTGTACAGATGTCTGTACATTGTTCTGATTATCAATCATTTTGTTTGGTTTTTATTGTGTATCTCTACATTAAAAATATACAACTTAAATCTTAGAAATTTACAATTTTTAAGAAATAATAGTCTAAGGTCTGGATAATAGAGCTATAATTATTTCTTCTTCTTAGAAGAAACATCATATTTATTCTTATTTTCTTTAGCCACCTGTAATTGCTTATCTGCAATTTCTTTTTGAGCAGCTAATTTCTCACGCTCTATCTGTAACTTTTGAGAGTTAGTGGCAGATTTATTAACCTCCTGCTCACGTTTAAAACTCATTTGTTCTCTATAATTATCTTGCTGCTGAATTTTAGCTAAGGCATCTTGGAAATCTGATTGCTTGTTCTCATTAAGATCCATCATAGATCCATATCCTGCAGCTCTAATCTCAGCTATAACAATATCATTTTGACGATCTCTTTCTGCCTCATCAGCTTTAAACTGAAGATCCATTTGTTTCTGACGTTCTTGAGATGCAAGTAACTCCTGCTGCATTTGCTGCTGTTGTTGCATTTCTGCCTGCTTCTGAGAGTTAGTTTTTTCTTCAGCTTGTTTAAGAACACCTGTTAATTCAGCTATAGACTCAGACTTAATAATATTACCAAGATCAAAAATAGATGCACCTGTAGTGTTATTGTTAAGAGCAATCTGACGTAATTGCTCCATTACAGATCTCTGATTAGTCTTAGTAGTACAGAATATATTAAAGTCTCTCATTAAAAGATCTGTTCCATTTATCTGGAAATTAATCTTTTCATCATTACCTGTAATATATTGAAGTCTTAAACTAGGTTTCTTAGAATGATAGTATTGAGCCAAATCAGTTCTCATTTGGTGAACTCTTGGCATTAAGTAATCACTATGCTGTATAAAATACTGTTCTGTCTGTGCATAAGAAGCATTCATTGCCTGCTCTATACCAGTAGCAGTTTGTTGTTGAGCTATCTGCTGACCCATACGTTCAGGATTAAGACCAATCACTTCAAAAGCTTGGTTCTTAAAATATGTGGCTAAGTTAATACGAGATAGTAAACGGTTGGTTTGCTCTAAATTTAACACTTGATAATGTTGGAAATTAAGAGCATTCTCCGTATTAGTAATAGAAGTATCTAAAGGAAGCATCTGGAAATTCTTCATTGCAACATAGGCTTTAGACAGATTATTTTTACCCCAGTCTTCTCCCATGGAGTGACGAGGCAAAGAGTTCTGATCTAACATAATAACAGTACCTAACTCATCCACAAGGATGTCAGCTATCTGGTTATTTACAATATTGTAGCCTATCTGGAATGGTTTCATAAGATCTACCAATGAAATACTGCGGGTGTTTCTATCACCAAATACAGCACCTTCCACTGGAAGTTTGCAACCATATAATGTACTATCACCTTTAAATTGGAAAGGAATCTTACCTGGTTTACCACCATTAAGACCTAAATATATTGGGTTAATACCTCCAGGATTATTCATACCCCAGAATGCAGGACGGTTAGGTCCTATTTTAACACCACCCCAAGTCTCATTAATCCAAATCCAATCAATATGTTCTCCAAAAACTAAGTTGTCCTTAGTTTTGTCTTTATACATAACTGTATTATACTGAGGCTTATCTGTAATCTTATAAGCTTCTGATATAATATCTTGTATAATTTCTCCTTCTTCTGTAATCTTAGTTAAGTGTCCCACTTTACGTTGACTCTTCCAGTAAATGGTAGATACACGTAGTAAGTGAGTTTTACCAAAGTCAACAGTATCTTCTGAATCAGATAAGATCCATTCAACTATATCTCCTGTACCAAATTTAGAATCATATATAGAAGTATACTGTCTATATCCTAAACTTGGCATCTGAGTATTCCAATCATGTGATCTAGTGGCATCATAGTAGCTACCATCGTTCTGCATACCTTGGATGGCATAACCAGCCGATCTTACAGGATAGATGGCTTCTAGGGCCTCTAATTGCTCTTGATCCATCATCCAACCATACTTATCAATAACATCTGATACAGACATCATATCCATCTTACCTACCCAGTTACCCTGAGATATGTAACGTACATCTGGAGATTTATGATAGAATGTTAAAAGAGGGTTCCAAAGTTCCACCTCATAGTCATCTTCATTCATCTTAAAATGCCAGAACTCTCTATCTGTAATAAGCATGTCTCTAAAAGCACGCTCTTCTAATTCTTGTAATCCAAACTTTTCAGTGTCTACCTTCATCTGATGTGTAGCCCACTCTTCAATCATAGATCTATAATCTTTCTTAAAGAAGTCTTCAATCTCAGGAAGGCTCTTTAAGTTTTCAGGAGAAAGCATTTGCTGAGCTTCTTCTGATTCAGGGTCCATACCCTGATTAATAAGATTCATAAACATCTTTTGTTGAGCTTGTTGTAATAAAACATCCTCAACCATTTGACGTTTAGCCTCTAACATTTCATTATAAGAGATGTCATCTATAGCCCTAAACATAATTTTAGAAGTACGTTTACTAAATTCATTAGTAAGTACATTCACTACATTAGGGATAATAGGATAGAATTTAAGTTCTAAAGCAGACTCATCCTGCTTAGTTAAGGTGTCTATAAGATCTGCCACCTCGTTATCTTCTTCTATAATATAATCTTGCTTATCTATAATACCTTTAGCAAGATTGTAATTTTTCATTAATCTACGAGCATTACGTCTAAGCTGTTTCATGCCCTGAAACTCTAACCAATCAAGATTCCAAGCTCTCCACTCCTCATCCTTTTCTTTTTCAGATATGAATTGAATAGGTTGGGTAAGAGTTCCCATCTTGTTATAGTCAGCTTTTTTACCAGCTTTGAGATCCATTGCGTTATATATCTGCATGATTCTTAATTGTTTAAGTCTAAATCAGCTGTAAAAGTGCTAGCTGATCCAGTTAGAGAAGTTGAACTAGAGGTGAATGTAATTGGATTACCATTAATGGTTCCATAAGGTTGAATAGGTACTGTCCATGGTGTAGTAGTCCCAGTTGACCAACCTGGTGTTGAAATGACTGTTGATTCCACCTCTTCCTCTTTTAAAATAAGTAAAGCTTCCTCAAGTGTAAGAGAGCTTTCTTTTATTAAACGAGATAGTATGGCTACTTTTTGAGCATGTAATGGCACTTCTTGTTGCATTATCTTATATTTTTAAAAGGGTTTCTAGGTGGTTGACTACTTCCTGCCCCTCTCTTAGAACTGCCCATATGTCTAAAGGGGCTGTAATTTAATTTACTAAATTTTTGGGAGTTAGCCAAATTTTCATTTGTAACTTCTACACGTTTAGCCAATCCTCTGTTAGATTGTTGCACTTTTGCAAAGGCTATTAAAGCTGAAAAAGCTACTAATCTATCCACGTTGACTCCATCTTGGTAAGCTTGCATCTCTTTTAAAAGCATTGGATCAGGAATTCTTTCCACTCCATAGATGGTTTTTACTATAGTTCCATCAGGAGTTGTCTCATGATCAAGCTCTTCTTTTAGAAATTCAATAGAATAAGACAACACTGTACCCTTAAATAGTGTACCGACGTTCTTCCAACCATATTCCTGAAACACATTACGGTTGGCACCAATGTCTTTTAAGAATAAAATCATGTCTTTAGGAACCAGATATCTCTGTTTTTTCTTACTAATCATGTATTGTATAAACAAAGCTACGTTATTTTCTACAATAGTCCAGGCATTATACCATTCTATAAGTAGTTCTAGGCGTTCATGAGTTTTATTAATATCATCAAAACGTCCACACCAACTAGCTACTATTTTATCTCTTTCTATGGTGTTACTCACCTTTCCATTTCCATCATCTTTTATGATTTCTACAGGATTCTTATAAATATATATTGCACATAATGAATCTGATGTAGTTGTCTTACCCTCACCCACAGGATCTACTGATCCATAATACATACCAAAAGTAGGATCTTTACAAGGTCTTTCATAAATACATAGCACTCCTTCTTTATCTTCTGTCTTTTTAGATATAGGCCATTCTGTAATTGGAATCTTTCTAGAAGGTTTATCTATAATTTTTCCATCAGAATCTCTAGATAATTCAAGATATTCTACAGGATATTGTTTATCCTGAATACGTTGCTGCTGTTTTGCAATCAAATGAGGAGCAAATATAGAAAGCTTTCTTGTAGCAAAAGCTTCTTCAATAGTTCTAGGATGCTGAGACACTTCAAGTTGATAAGCTGCCGGTTCAAGATCTTTCTTAAGTTTTACAAACTCTTCTTCAAGTGCAGTTAAAGCTTCTTCTACAAGAGAGTTACCATACTGATCTATATAAGGAGGCATTGACCATTGTTCAGGAATAAATAATCCTGTAATACCAATTGTACCTGTTTTATCTATAAGATTAGACTTTACACCATAAAACCCATTCTCTTCTGGTTTTTCTATATAAAGTTTTAATGGTTCACATTGATCAAGATCACCAACAGATCCTGCTGCAATAAACTGACCTGTGATCATATGACCAGACTTAAGTGCTGGTTTCATATACCCATATGTATCATTCATGTTAGGAGCAATACCTGCTTCCTCATGAAAGAAATAAGTTACAGGTCCACCAACACCATTGGTTGGATTCTTTTCAAATGAGTAAGAGTTAATACTAGATTTTAATCCTCTATAAGTATCTCTACCTGCAACCCTCACTTTAATCTGTTGGTTCCATGCCCCCACCTTATCAGGTTCTGCTGGTCTATACCAAGCTGTATGTTCATTAATAAAGTTCTTATATTCTTCTAAAAACTTCCAAGAACCTTTTTCATTAATATAATCTTTAAGACTAGCACCTATTTTTAATACAGCTCCTGATTCAAATACCCATTGGTTAATAAGCTTAGCCATATGAAAATAAGAAGAGGCTATCTGACGTTTTTTTAATATAATAGCATGCTTCCAATGTAACTCAGCAAGATGTTCATATAGAGCCATGTGATACTGTGCATCTCTCACCTTGGCAAAGTCAAAACGTTTTTCTTCCTTGTCATAAATAGGCAAGAAGTTTAACCACATGTAATAATCTCTAGAAATATACCAGGTAATTTCACCACTATGTACTATAATACCATTACGACATTTATGTTTCTGATCATCCCAATATTTAATAAAGTCTTTAGTCTTTACAGGAGCAGAACAGTAATATCCTTGTTTTTGAAACTTACGTGCTTCAGCATTAAATATTTTACTCACCTCATCAAACTCATATTCCCCAGGTTCTTTAAATAAAGGTATAAGAAAGTCTCGGAATTCCTCACGTGAATAAAACACAGTGGTATCCCAAGACCCGTCTTTATAAGTGGGCACCTCCTTATATATATCGTTATTTAATTTCTCCACGTGTAAGATCTTCTATCATTCCTACATCACCTTTTGTACGGTGAAGCATATCTAATAGTGTGTTTAAATGCTTGCTTTTTAATACAGCATGATGTTGGCTATTACTCCAATACTCATTATAAACATTTCTTGGAACAGCATTCCATAACTTATTATAAGGATTGTAATGAAATACCCAATCAGTCATATAATCTGATTCAGGTCTTAAGTCTTCACCAATAGCAGCAAACTCTTTAATTTCTAAATCTGTGTACACTTCTGTTTTCATAAATTATTTATTTTAAGTATTTTAATCCATCCATTTACCGTGCGTTCTTAGATGCCAGAATCTATGCTTTAACACCTCAATAACTAAAGCAAAAAATGTGTCAGCTTCGTACGTACCTGCTTTACAGGTTAGTTTAAACTTTGGTTTCATAGGTTATTTATTTTAGCTGTAGGGGAAGGATTTGAACCTCCATGTTGGCTAACGGTCATGAAGCCGGTATTAACGCCAACACATCCGAGACAAGGATGCGTGTCTGCCAGTTTCACCACCCTACAATTTTATATAATCCATTTATCTCCTGCATACATAAGTAAGTCATCATATGTTTTAAATGGCTTACCTAAATGTACACCAAAAAATCCAGTTTTAGTTCCTCTTCTTTTTAATTCATCATCATAGATCAAACTATCACAAGTAAAATCTGGATGATTCAATAAACTAGGAGGAAACAATCCTAATACATTATACTTTAACTCAGAAGTTTCACTCTGAGTAATTAATATTTCAGGATAAGGGCTATTCTTAAATATAATAAAAGGATTAGATGGTCTATTTGTCTTTACACCATACCTAAGTCCTAATGGTTGAAGATCTGGAACATTCTTAGAATAAGAAAACTTAGGATCTAAATCAGAAAATTTCATTCCTAAAAAGTTTTCTAAAGCTGCTTCTCCTAAATATCCTCTAGTGGATCTAGATTTAATCTGATTAGAATCTGCAGTGTAGTGAAGTCCCACCTCATCTAACTTATTATCTGACCATTTAACTCCAAAGTTTTTTATAAGACTGCACTCTTCTTGGGATATAGTTATTTCTAAACTATTCTCAAGAGCTTTTTGCATATTCTTTTTTTACTCTTTTTCTGGGTTTATATATTTAACAGCACTACTGATCATATGCTAAGTCTTGTCCTCCTCTTACAGAAGATTGTTGTTCATCCATTAAGTCTTTATAGATTCCTTTATATGATTGTCTTACAGAATCAAACTTCTCTGCTATTCTAAGAATACCTACAGCTGATCCATCTCTACCAAATGTAGGAGTTTCTGTAGCTAACACCTTTCCTAGATTATCTAAAGCCGTTTTAATACCGTAATAAGCTCTAGATGTTTCTGTCTCATACATCTGCTTACATCTCTGTAACGCATGCACTATAGTGTCATCTTCTGGAGAAAAGTCTCCATCCACTTCTTCTAATATAATCTCTTCTTTCTCACTCTCAGGAAAGTGAAAAAAAGGATTTGTATCTGGATTAGGACAAGTCATATAGAATAAGTATGTGTACACCTTTAAATAATCTAAAGGATATTCTGTCATAATATTCTTAAGGAACTTAAGCGTATAGCAATGTTCACTTGCTATCACCTGTCCATTCTGTATATCAAATAATCTTATCATTATTTCCAATGTTTATTTTCCCTTTCAAAATAAAAGGTGAGGTCTTGCTTAGTATCGTCATAGTATTCTGCTACAACATCACTTTTAAATCTACTACCTATATTTTCATATAAAGATGTAGTGATAATTTGACCTGTTACTTTTTTCTTAAATAACTTAGTAAGCCATGTATAGTTTCCACCACGAATTACTCCTGCTTCTACAAAAAGGTAATATTTATAAAAGTCATCTGAAAACTTAAACCAGTTATCTATATCTTGGTCTGCTTTTCTTACATATGGATATTCATCTTCATCAGGATAGGGAACATGAATTGGTAATACGTCACACATTTCCCCATCTACACTTAAGTTATGAGCTAAATGCATAGCCACTGTAGCTGAATAATCAGGACTCACCATAACAAGAAGAGT